CGTAATATACAATATTACAAATTAAAAAATGTAAGCTATAAAACCATAGCTCAAGGGTTAATTTAACGGGGTCATAACTACCCGATACCATACCAAGCTAAATCGTCTTCAAATACTTCTTCAATGTTTCTTAAAATATCTTCGCGACCTAGTATGTCTGTATCAGTCAGAAGTCTTCCGTCTATTCTCGATTTACCTGGAACTGGGATAAGTCCAGTCTCAATGGCTTCTCTTAAATACTGATCATATAAATGTCTGGGAAATCCTCTAGAGAGCATCTCATCCAATGTTTGTTTTATTACATTCGAGTCTACAGCCTTCGCATATATACCTCTCAGTGCATCTTTGGCTTGTAACATCTCAGCTGCATTAGTGAAAAACGCATCATGAACAGTTGCAGTGTTTACTTTATTATCTCTTCCCCAAAGATGGAATCTTTTTACCAATACAGCATCATTAGAGTGAGTGCCATTTACGGCAAATGAAGTCTTAGCCTTAGCTGTATCTGCAATATCATTTATATTGCCAGAATCATTGACAAACTGTTCCCACCAAGTGGCTTCAGTCTTATTATCAATTTGAATAATGTTGTTTATAGGATTTCCATCTCTGTCTCTATAAAACAATCTCTGTTCAATTCTGGATGTGAAATTTTGTTCAAGTATCTTGCCATCAAAGTTAACCCAAGGGGCGCTTGTCCATCTCTTCGGTAATACGTTGGCTTTAAATATTTCCAATTCAAATAGCTTCTTTACCTTGAATACACTTGTCTTGAAATACTTGGCACCTGTACGTCTATTGTTGGGAGCCCTGGGACCATACAGTATCTCATCCAAAGTGCCATTGGGTTTCCAAAATCCAAAACGATTCAGAAAGCTTTCAGACACAGACTTCTTTGTGCTGACTCCCAGGATTTCGCCCACTCTGGGAGGCAACTTGTAACCATCCTTGCGTGTACCTACTAATGTCTGCTTGAATACAGACGTCCAATCGAAATCAGCTTTAGATGGCTTGGCATTATCTAGAAAGTCTGAAGCCAATCTCCCCATGAATTTCGTGAAAGACTTTAGTATAGGCGTTTGTATAGCAAGATGCTCACTCATTATAGAAGCTATCTCTTTAAAGTCGTTCGGTGTTACAACTTTATTATAACTTTTGGACATCTTCTCCAAGAACTCTTTTGTGGTTGGCGTCAAAAAGAACAATTCTTCCATCATATCCTGACCGGGATTGAGACCTTTGTTGAAAAGATCTCTTATATTAGCTCTCAGTACTGTCAACTCTCTCGCTGTCTCAGGGTCAAATCTTTCAAATCGTGCCACTCTCGCCGAGATCTCACTCAATACCTCATCTCTCTGAGACGCCCTGACCACAAGGGTCTCACCGTCTTCTTCGAGTATCTTGGCCAACTTCTTTTCAACATTCAGTACACCGGTTCTTTCTCCAGCACCATAGAATGTTACCATGTTCTGAGCTTTAGCGGCCTTTCTGAGATCTCTCTCATTCAATCCTAGACGCATGTTGAGTCTCTTAAATCTGGGATCATTGAAAGTCAGACCGGCAATCTCGTCATAGAGTCTCTTCTTTTGGTTGGTTGGAATGACGTTACTGAGTTCAGCCAATTGCTTATTCTTAGTAGTCAATGCAATGATCTGTGCACCGGAAGATGAAGCATCTTGTTCAAGCGCTAATGCAGTTCTATATTTACTTAGGTTGGCCACAGACTTACGAGTATAAACACCACCCAAGAAATCATCTATCTTCGCTGACTCCATAGCCAGCCTGAAAAATTTACCCAATTCTTCGCCTTCTATTTTAGATACAAATTCAGAACTCAGAATGGCTCTAATATCTCTGGGTTTACCTCTGAGCATCTGGTGCCCTATCTTTACAATCTCAGGACGCCATTTGTCTGCCAAACGCTGTCTACCAAGAACACTCAATGAGTTGAATCTACCTTCGAAGAAGTCATCCAAACCACCAAGAAAAGAACCTATCTGATCTTGAAAGTTTTGAAAGTCCCTTGGACTGAAGTTACGTTCATAGGCAGTATTTAAGAACGGTCTGAAGGTTTCTCCGGCTTGAGGCCCAATAAATCCTCTTTCATAAATCCTAGCACGGCTGTCAATAAACGCGTGATTGCTGAAGGCAATGTCATTTTTCGAAAACCACTCCATAGCTTTGAAACGTTCATAAGAATCTCCTCTCGAAATGATGTATTGTTTGTACGTGTTCAAGTTGTCATAGAACGCGGCTTTACCTCGGTCATCACTGAAGTTCAACAGCTTTACAACAAAATCATGGTAATCTCTATCTACTTTGAATTTACTTTTGGATGCCCAATTCAGGGAATCTATCATATCTTTGTCTAAGAACTTTTCAGGAAAATTTGTGAAACTGGAAGTGGAGGTAATCGGTATCCTTGTGTCAGTCAACAATCCTATGTTGTTTCTAACATAATACGTCTTAGCGCCTTCCCTAAAGATTAATTGGTTCTTGGGGTCTATAACGCCCACGCGCAAGCCAACATCTATGCTACGATTCAACTTGGCGTACCGCTGAATCCTGGGATCGGTAATTCTTATATTATGCGAGAAAGTGTCATAGTATGGTCCAAAGTATTGACCACTCAATTTGCTCTTCATCCTACGTTTTTGAACACCAAAAGTCTCTAGACTATAGAATTTGTTATTTGACTCCACCAGTCGCTTTCCCAGATTCAACCATTGAGTTCTGGTACCGTTTATATTGGCCATGTTATAGAGATCTCTGCCCAGAGCCACAGCAAAATTATCCAAATCGGGACTGTCTGCTAGACTCAATCTATGGGCGAACCTTAGGTAGAATTGCTGTAACTTATCATCTGGAACGCGTCTTTTTATCTTAATTGGGATGCGTACATCAAATACATCTCTGAGCTGTCTAGCAAGCTTAGGAGCCACCCTATCTTCCCACTTATTTCTAGCGAGAATATTAGCTACAAACTTGTCAGATAGATCTTTAAATTGTACAGGACCCAGAATCGGATCAATATAATTGTCTAATTTTAACTTCTTTAAAAAGTCAGCATCTTTTCTCAGTTGTGTTTCAATTGCATCTGAAACGTTCATTACATCAAATTTAACTTGTGCTTGTGATACGGCCTTAAAATTGGCCCATGCAGATGGATTCTTTCTATATCTTGTGAAAAGGATTCTGAGATTGTCTGATACAACAGCTCTTTCATTAACACTCATATGGTCTTCTAGACTCTTTATGAACTTATTAATATATGTCTTATCAGCTGCTTTCAATACTGTGCTCTCATTCACCAGTCTTAGATTGTTTTGTAAGATGGCCGGAGAAGGTTGAAACAATCTACTGTCTTCATATCTACCTGTTATGGGATTGAAAAGCAGTTGATCATCTCTGGGCAATCTATTGAGAACCAAATTCTTAGTCCTGGTCTTGCTACCAATTAAGTTACCACGATAGTTTGTTAAGGACAACGTGCCGCCCAACTCACGAGATTGTAAGATATAGTATTCTTTCAAGGTATTTGTGAGCTTAATACTATCTAGGAAATCCTCTGGAGCACTGGCTCCTAACTGCATTGCATCCAATTTTTGTTTGGCCAATGCGAATTTCTTGGTGTCATTGGGGGTAGAATAGTCAGAGTCTGTCAATTGACGTAACTGCCGTATTCCTAATTCGGCACCACTTGGAGCAGTGAACTTACTGACCTCTAATTTACCATTGTTAAAGAGTTCTACCTTTTGGTGATCTCCTAGATGTCGTAATTGAACATCGCTAGGTTGCCTCAGTAACCATGCATTGTAAGACTCCTTAAGTGGCGTTTGACCATCATAGAATGCTATTTGGGCAGGAGTCAACTTCTTTAAATTTCTCTTACGTACCTGATTAACACCTTCCAACTTACCCAAATCATTCCAATTTTTTACAATGGGAGTCGTTGTAGATCTACAGCGCCAATGCGCTGGAGGTAGATGCGATGTGTCAGATACGGGATATATTTTACCATCCCTATGTGTACATATTTGAGTAGTTCTTGAATCCAGTACAGCCACATATTGCCACCCACGTAGCATCTTAGCATTGGCCTCATAAACAGCGTGGTCAGCCTGAGCATACACGCTAGTAATTGATGTGGTAACTAAAGCTTTAGATTGATTTCTTGTGATTTTGTGAACACTGCCACGCCTAACATTCCTGGCAATGACTTCTGGAGTATCGCCATCGGCCAGACCTTTCCGGATCACACCCACTATTCGCTTTTTCTCATTATTACTTACGTCTATCCAACCCAATGCTAGAGTCTTATTCTGATGCAAAGGATTTTTCAATACGAGTTCTTCAGCTACACGCCTCTGTGGTTTACGAGTACGCCACACATTACTGACCGATGCTTCTAGGTTTTGGAACGTAAACGATACTTGGTCTGATGCAAGATCCAATAAAGATCTTTTGGAAACATTGAATGCTTCTTTAAAAGTTCTCTTCAGTTCCCTGTCCACTGTTAATTGGAAAGTCTTAAAATTTCTAGATGTCAATTTGGAAGTCTTAATAATCTTGTCCAATCTAACAACATGCCCATTTAACACCACTTCAACCTTCCCTATAGTGTTCTTCTCATACAATCTCAGTAATGCTGCCCTATCTACCCTTCCATCGTAAATAGTTGTATTAGCATTGTTTATCATTTGACATTTTCAAAGAACTCAGGATCTTCCTCTTCTTCCTTGTTTATGAGTTCGTCTTCATCAATTTCCTTGACACCTTCTTCGTCATCGTAATCAGGAGCGATCATATCATTCTGCTTGAGAATTTGCAACCAAATAGAACGTGGGATCAGCCCTGTCTCATACCACTCAGTGGCCAATCTTAGCCAATCAGCACCCAAGGGTATTGGGTTGAAATCTGCTGATAACATGAACTTCACTTCTGAATCTTTAATCTGTTCACCTGTGCGCCATTCGATCATGAATGCAATGACCTTAGACATTATCATACTAATCTTATTATTCAAAGAGCCCAATTGTGCATTTTGCGCCGCATTACGTATTTCCAAAGCAACACCAGATTGAGCACTCTCAGGAGACAACATGCGTATACCCAACTTAGCCATCTCTTCAATGGCAC